GTCTTTGATTAATGTTGCTACTCAAGTTGTAGAAGAGTTTACTAGACGTAGATTGATGACTCAGACGTACAATATATTTTACGATGAGTTCCCTCCTTACATTGACTTACAAGTGGGAGATGTTGCTAGTGTTACTCACATTAAGTATTACGATGCCGACAATACATTACAAACCTTAGCAGCATCTAATTACGATGTAGATACTAAGGTAAGACCAGGAAGGATATATGAATCGGAGAATGGAGACTTTCCTAACACTTACGAAAGACCAAACGCTGTAGAGGTTGAGTTTATAGTAGGTGGAACAGCTAGTGACGTTCCAGCTCCAATAGTACAAGCTATTTATATTATCGTTGGTCGATATTATGAGAACCGACAAGATGTTGTTATGGGAACTCAAGTAAATGAATTACCTTTAATGGTAGACCACTTATTAACTCCTTACCGATTGCTTGAACTATGATAATAGGCAAACTAGATAGAAAGTTAAAACTATATACACAGACTTACTCTACTAACGCATATGGCGAGAGAGTAGTATCTGATAATAGTTACGTTACCATCTATGCAGACTTTGACTTCAAAGGTGGTAATACTAACTTCGATGCTGATGCCTTAATCAATGATGAGCGTATAGAGTGCCTAATAAGATACAGAACTAACATTGGAGTAAGTCCACAATATTTTATCTCTAATGGCTCTACTAATTATTCTATCAAGAGCATAAAGGAAGTAGGTCGTAAAGATGCTATGGTGCTTCTATTAGAGAAGAATGACGTAGTAGACTTATCACAAACAGCTCCTAATCAATTTGTATTCACTATTGATACAGAGAATACTTCTAGTGGCTCTAGCTTGAACACTCAATTTATGATGCCATTAGTTAGTAGTGGTAGTTATAACGCTACAGTAAACTGGGGAGATGGCTCAAGCGATACAATAACAAGTTACAATCAACAAGAGGTTACACACACTTATACAAGTGCTGGACAATACGAAATAAGCATAGAGGGAACATTACAAGGATGGCAATTTAATAACGCTGGAGATAAGCTCAAAATGCTTGACGTAAAACAATGGGGAGTCTTAGACTTATCTACTAACGCTGCGTTTTATGGTTGCGCTAATTTAGATGCTAGTGCTACAGATGCTCCTACTGTTTCTAGCACATCATTTGTAAATATGTTTAGAGACTGTACTAACTTTAATGGAGCAATAGGTAATTGGGATGTAAGTACAGTTACTCTTTTAAATAGTTGCTTTAATAGATGTACTACATTTAATAAGTCTATAAATAATTGGAATGTAAGTAGTGTAATTGATATGTTTGGAATATTTTTTGAAGCTATAAGTTTCGACCAAGATTTAAACTCTTGGGATACTTCTAATGTTGAAAATATGACTTTTGCATTTTATAATTGCCAACAATTCAATGGAGACATATATAGTTGGGACACTACTAATGTAGAAACAATGCAACAAATGTTTTATAACTGCGACCTATTCGACCAATCTCTAGCAGCGTGGAATATAGGTAATGTTTCAAACTTTACTAACTTTATGCAGAACGCTACTGGTTTAAGCACTTCTAACTACGATTCAACCCTAATAGCTTGGCAAGCTGGAGGACACGATAACGATATAAGTATAAACTTCGGAGGCTCACAATTTACAGAGTCAGCTTATGCTGCACGATTTAGTTTAATAAATGACGATGGTTGGACTATTGTTGATGGTGGTATCTTTGACCCAACACCAGCCGATTACATAAGCGTATTAAACACAAGAGTAGTAGCTGCTGGAGGAGTAGTAGAAAACACTACAGATAGCCAAGCATTCTTACAAACATTAAATGACATAAGCTAATGGCAGACGGACTATTAAATAAAGCAAGTATTATCTTAACTCCTACTGGTTACAAGGCTGGAACGCTTTATAACGTAGCACCAATAGACGAGCCTTATGAGGACTTTGACTTTGCTAGAACTTCAACTGCTACAAGAATTAACTCTAGTGGATTAGTTTCTAATGTAGCTACTGGAGTGCCAAGAATAAGCTATGATAGTAATGGAGATAATGGTCATATATTGTTAGAGCCTACTTCTACTAATCTTATTACTTATAGTGAGGACTTTAGTGAGTGGACTTTAGGTAGTAACTCAACTTTAATTTATGAAAGTGATGTGGTTGCACCTAATGGTAGCTTAGGGGTTTATAGATTAACAAACCCTGCTACGTCTAGTACATTTATACAAAGTCCATCTTTTAGTAGTTCAAATCCACTAACTGTATCATTATATGTAAAATCAACAGGAAGTGGTAATGATAACTTTAATTTATATACAGGTGCATCTAATGTTTCAGATTTGAAAACTGCAACGAGTGAATGGCAAAGATTTGATTATACTGCTGATGGCTCATCTATGTATATTATAAATAGTGGTGATACTTACGCAAGTGATATTTATATATGGGGTGCACAAGCAGAAGCATTATCATACGCTACATCATACATACCTTCACTAACGGGTAGTACAGAGACAAGAGCTACAGAGACTGCAACTGGTGCTGGTAGTGCTGACTTAATAAACTCAACAGAGGGTGTGTTATATGCAGAGATAGCTGCTTTAGCTAACGATGGAACTTATAGATATTCCATATCTGATGGAACTAACAATAATAATATATACATTGAGTTAGGTAGTAGTAATGTTTCAGCAGTTGGAAGATTAAGTGGAGTTAATCAATTTGCTTTAAGTAGCAGCCAAACAATTACAAACACAAATAAAATAGCTTTGAAATATAAAGCTAATGATTTTGCATTATGGATTAACGGAACAGAAGTAGCAATAGACACAAGTGGAAGTACCTATTTAGCCAATACTCTTAATTCTTTACAATTTGACAGAGGAGATGGTTTTATTGATTTCTACGGCAAATGCAAAGCACTAGCAGTATTTAATGAGGCTTTAAGTGATGACGAACTAAATAATTTGACTGGCTGATGAGTTTAAGATTAACAGAAATATGTTACCCAGAGGTAAAGAGTTACTACATCGTATGGAACGATAGTGATGCGATAGTATCGTATGGAGTGCTAGAGACTTATCAATGCTTAGAGACTAAGTGGGACAATGTAGACTTATACACTAAGGAAATAGATTGGATAAACATATTAATAGATAACGGTATTAACCCATTTCCAGAGCAATGATAGTATCAGCTAAAATAGACGAAAAAGAACTTAAACAAATTATAAAAGATTTGGATAAGTTATTTCCTAGCTCAGACACTAAGCTAAGAGCTACTCTTAGAAGTGCTTTGAGAAAGTCTGCTACTCCTTTGAGAAGTGAGCTTAGAACGAATATAAAGAATGATATTAAGCCGTTAAGACCAAGTGCTGAATCTGATAAAACTGGACAGCTTGTTAAGTCTATAGGTATAATAAACGGAAAGACTAAAGGAGGGAGAAAGCCTAGCGTTTATGTAGGACCAAGAGTAAAGGGTAGTTTTTCATCTAAAGATAAAACTGGATTTTACTTTTACTTTCACGAGTATGGATATTATAACGCTCCACCATTAAGAATGCTTGACAAGACAGCAAGAGCAAAAGGGCAACAAGTAATGGATAGTGTAATTACTAAACTCAAAACGATTATAGAAAAACGATTTGCTAAAACAATGAAGTAATGGAGATAGGTAAAGTAATATATAATATTTTAAGCAACGACTCTAACGTAGCTCCTTTAGTTACTACTGACGGTAATTTAAGAATCTTTCCTAGCCGTTACAATTTCCCTACAGACGTTAAGTTACCATATATTACTTATCAGATGTTTGGAGATGAGCCTAACAACACTAAGAACGGTGTGAGTGAGTATGACTATGTTAGAGTACAGATAAGCATATATCACAATAGCTACGCTGATACGGTAACTCTAGCTGGTCACATTAGAACAGCTTTAGATTATGTTAGTGGTACTTATAGTGGAGTAGTAGTAGACAAGATATTTTACCAAGACCAGAACGAGCTTTACGATGAT